GCTCCTACAGCAGAGGACTTTGAAGAGTCTGAAAAGACTGCTAAGAAGAAACCTAAAAAGAAAGTTAAATAATGGCTGAAGACAACTTAGAACAAAGTCAGTATGACGAACCCACAGAGTCCGACAAAGAGCTGACTGAATGGGTTGTCTCACACACTGACAAGTGGCGTGATTACCGCGACCAGAACTACCTGACTGACTGGCAAGAGTACGAACGTATCTTCCGTGGTCAGTGGGCTGCTGAAGACAAGACCCGTGACAGTGAGCGTAGCCGTATCATCTCCCCTGCCACACAGCAGGCGATTGAGACACGTCACGCTGAGATCATGGAAGCTATCTTCGGTCAAGGTGAGTGGTTTGATATTGAGGATGACATTAAGGACGCTAACGGTAATCCCGTGGATGTCGAGATGATCAAAGCTCAGTTGATGGAAGACTTTAACCGTGACAAGATTAAGAAGGCTATTGACCAGATTGAGTTGATGGCAGAAATCTATGGTACGGGTATTGGTGAGATTGCTGTGAAAACCGAGAAGGAGTACGCTCCAGCTACTCAGGCTATCCCCGGAGTACAAGGTCAAGCAGCTATCGGTGTGTCCGAGCGTGACCGTATCGCTGTAAAGCTGATCCCAGTTAATCCTAAGAACTTCCTGATTGATCCTAACGCTACCTCCTTAGATGACTCTATGGGTTGTGGTATCGAGAAGTTTGTTTCGATTCACAAGGTCGTTGAAGGCATGGAACGAGGTATCTACCGTAAGGTAGACATCGGTACTGATGGCCCAGATGACGACATTGAAGCAACAGACGAAACAGTTAACTTTCAAGATGGCCGTGTACGTCTGTTGACCTATTATGGCTTGGTTCCTCGTGAATACTTGGAGCAGTTGGAGAATGAAGACGGAGAGGTTGCTGACCTGTTCCCTGAAGACTCTCTTGCTGATGAATACGCCGAACTGGTAGAAGCTATTGTTGTTATCGCTAACGGCGGTAAGTTGCTCAAGGCAGAAGCCAATCCTTACATGATGAAGGATCGTCCTGTCATGTTGTACCAAGACGATACAGTCCCCGGACGTGTATGGGGTCGTGGTACAGCGGAGAAGGCCTACAACATGCAGAAGGCCATTGATGGTAGTTTGCGTATGGACAGTGATGCCCGTGCTCTTACAGCCGTCCCTATGATGGCGATGGACGCTACCCGCCTGCCTCGTGGTGCTAAGTTCGAGGTTAAGCCCGGTAAAGCATTCCTGACCAACGGCGATCCTAATCAGATCATGATGCCTTTGCGCTTCGGCGCTCCTGATAACTCCTCCGTGCTCGCATCACAGAACTATGAGCGTCTGTTATTGCAGGCTACAGGTACTGTTGACAGTGCAGGTATGCCCTCAGCAGCTCCTCGTGACGCTGGTGCAGGCGGTATGTCTATGGCAATGGCAGGCATCATCAAGAAGTACAAGCGTACATTGACGAACTTCCAAGAAGATTTCTTGATTCCGTTCATCAATAAAGCAGCTTGGCGCTACATGCAGTTTGACCCTGAGCGTTACCCCTCTGAAGACGTCAAATTCATGCCTACAGCTACCTTGGGTATCTTGGCTCGTGAGTTTGAACAGCAGCAATTCATTGCTTTGTTGCAGACACTAGGCCCAGACACTCCTGTGTTGCCTCTGATCCTTAAAGGTATTGTACAGAATAGCTCTTTGAGCAACCGTGCAGAGCTTATTACTACTTTGGAGCAGATGTCACAACCTAATCCTGAGCAACAACAGCAGCAACAGATGCAGCAACAAGCTGTTATGGCTAAGTTACAAGCTGATTTGGCCTTGTTACAAGCTCAAGTTCAGAAGACTAACGCTGAAGCACAGCAAACAATGGTTGAAACTCAGCTTATGCCTGAAGAGTTACGTGTAAAGGTGGTGCAAGCCGCTGCTACAAACCTTGATCAAGACGCTGACTTTGCTAAACGTATGAAGCTTGCTGATTTGATGCTCAAAGAGAAAGATATTGACTCAAACGAGCGTATCGCTGTAGCTCAGATGCAGAATCGTCAGCCTAAATAAACATTAAGAAAGGAGTTTCCCCTCATGGATAAGGAACTTCAAGTGTATTACGAAGAAACTTTCTCAACAATGTCCACTCAAGGGTGGGCGTTCTTGATTGAGGACTTCACAAAGTTAAAACAAGAGCTAGAAAATATCCGCACGGTCAAAGACGCACAATCTTTATCTTTTCGTCAGGGCCAACTGGATATCCTAGACCTTATTTTAAATCGCAAGAAGACTTGTGAAGAAGTTTATGAGCAACTGTTACAGGAGGCACAATAATGCGCCGTATGTTTGAGTTTGTTTGTGAAGATGGACACATCTCTGAAGCATTAGTTGACGAAGACTGTAGGGAACTCGCTTGTCGAGCCTGCGGTAAGAACTCAACAAGAATTGTTTCCATTGTTAGGTGTAACTTGGAGGGCATCACAGGTGCTTTTCCCGGTGCATATGACGCATGGGAACGTAAACGAAGTGAGAAGCTGGCGCAAGAGAGGAAATCCTCTTACGCTCAACCAGAGTAATCACTGCAAACCACGGGTAGATACGCTAGTATCCACATTTCATAGTCCTATAATCTCAAAGAGAGACAGGAAAATAATAGTATGGCTTTAATTGACGACGACTCGTTTGATCCAACATTGGACACGATCACAGATGAACAAACTCAAGAGATTCAGGATACACCTGAGCAAACTCAAGAGGTTGTAGTAGAGAATGTAGTTCCTGATAAATACAAAGGTAAAGCCTTTGAAGACATCGTAAAGATGCACCAAGAAGCTGAAAAGATGATTGGTAGGCAAGCACAGGAAGTACACGAAGTACGTTCATTAGCTGATCAACTACTGAAACGGCAACTCGAAAGCGATAAAGTACAAACTGTTGAAAGTGCGCCCGAAGTAGATTTCTTTGAGAACCCTCAAGATTCTATTAAACGTGCAATCGAAAACAATCCCGCAGTCTTGGAAGCTAAACAAGCTAACCTTGAGCTTAAACGGATGAAGACAGCGCAGCAGCTGGCAACCAAACACCCTGATATGCAGACTATTGCTAACGATAGTGGCTTTCAGGAATGGGTGAAAGCGAGCCCTGTACGTCTTAGCCTTTACGCTAAAGCAGATGCCGAGTTTGACTTCAGTTCAGCGGATGAACTCTTGAGCACATATAAAGAACTTAAGCAAGTTCGCAACAACAACGTACAAGAAACAGGTAAGAAACAGCAAGCACAAGCCCTCAAGGCCGCTAGCGTGGATACAGGTGGTTCTGGCGAAGTTGCAAAGAAAGTATATCGTCGTGCGGATTTAATCCGTCTTAAAATGACTGACCCAGATCGTTATGATCAGCTACAACCCGAAATCATGGCTGCTTATGCACAGGGTCGAGTTAAGTGAGCTTGCTCACGTAAGTAATTTAATCTTTTAATTGAAATTCTAGGAGTATTCAAATGGCTTTAGGTACTAATCACGTTACCGTTACAACCGCAGCAACCTTCATTCCAGAAATCTGGTCTGATGAAATCGTTGCGGCTTACAAAAAATCCCTCGTCATGGCTAATCTGGTCAAGAAGATGAGCTTCAAGGGCAAGAAAGGTGACACCGTTCACATTCCTTCGCCTACTCGTGGCGATGCTTCCGCTAAGACTGCTGGCAATCAAGTTAACTTGATCGCTGCTACCGAAGGCGACATCATTGTCTCTATCAACAACCACTTCGAGTACAGCCGCTTGATCGAAGACATCGTGGAAGCCCAAGCTCTGTCGAGCCTGCGTAGTTTCTACACTGATGATGCTGGCTTTGCTCTGGGCAAGAAAGTGGACACCACTTTGATCCAATTGGCCCGTGGCGCTCGCGGCGGTAACGCTGCTAACACTGCTTACACTGGCGGTATCATCGGTTCTACTGGCGCTGCTTACACTTCCGGCACTTCCAACGCTGCGGCTATCGCTGACGCTGGTATCCGTAAGGCTATCCAGTTGATGGACGACCAAGACGTGCCTATGGATGGCCGTTCGTTGGTGGTTCCTCCTGTTGCTCGTAACAGCATGTTGGGCATCAACCGCTTCACCGAACAAGCCTTCAAAGGCAACGGTTCTACCTTGATGAACGGTGAATTCGGCGATGTGTACGGCGTTAAAGTGTATGTGTCCACCAACTGCGATACCGCTGCTGGTAACACTGCTACTGACCGTGTTGCTTTGATGTTCCACCGCGATTCGATGGTGTTGGTTGAGCAGATCGGTGTGCGTTCGCAGACTCAGTACAAACAAGAATACCTCGGTACTCTGTTCACTGCTGACACCCTGTACGGCGCTGCTGAACTGCGTGACTATAGCACAGTTCCTTTGATCGTTACTGCTTAATAACTAAGTAGATTTAGGGAGGCCCTTCGGGGCTTCTCTTTTCTTTAATACTTAGTTTATGAGTAATAAATAAAGGAGAATAGACATGGTACGCTTTAAGATGGTGGGTAACGATAACCCTCACGCAGTTGCTGAAGTTATTGAAGAAGGTAACATTCATAGTTTCCGTACTAACCCTGAGTGGGAAGAAATTATTGATGTTGTTGAGCCCGAGAAGGCAGTAATTAAAGTAGTTAAACAAGTTAAGAAGACTAAGGAAAATGTATGACCATCTTTCGCGGCCCGGGAGGCACAGGCAGTGCTACTTCTGATTCAGATACTACCGAATTCCAAGAGTTCTTGGTTCAGTCTCAAGCTGCTCGTGATGCTGCTCAGGCTGCTCAAGCCGCTGCTGAGGCTGCTGAAGCTGCCGCTGAAGCTGCTGCCAGCGATGTAGACGAGGGTGTTGTTGCTTCCGCTGCTTCTGCTACGGCTGCCGCTGGTTCTGCCTCTGCTGCTGCAACGTCAGCTACTAATGCTTCTTCGTCTGCCTCTAGCGCCTCTACCTTGGCCACTAACGCAGCCTCTAGCGCATCTTCTGCATCCACTTCAGCTTCTTCAGCGTCTACGTCTGCGACGAATGCGGGAAACTCCGCTACAGCCGCTGCTTCTTCGGCCACGGCTGCCTCAGCATCTGCGAGCGATGCGGCCTCTAGTGCTTCTACGGCGACTACTCAAGCTTCTAACGCAGCAAGTAGCGCATCCTCGGCTGCTACATCAGCTAGTACAGCTACTACGCAAGCTTCTAACGCAGCCTCTAGTGCCTCTGCTGCCTCCGCATCAGCCACTGCTGCCTCAGCTTCTGCTACCAACGCTGCTTCTTCGGCTTCAGCAGCGGCCTCCAGTGCTACACTAGCTGCCACGTACACACCTTCACAGACAGGTAACTCAGGTAAGTATCTTACTACCAACGGTACAGTTACTTCTTGGGCTGCTGTTGATGCACTGCCAGATCAAACAGGCAATGCAGGCGAGTACCTCACCACTAACGGCACTACAGCTTCTTGGACAGCTTTGAATACAGATGCCAATACAACCACCAAAGGTTTGTATGAAAACAATAGTGTCATCTCGGCTAACTACACAATCACATCAGGCAACAATGCAATGAGTTCTGGTCCTATCACGGTTAACAGCGGTATCACCGTTACTGTACCTAGTGGCTCTCGTTGGGTTGTACTCTAAAGGAATTTATATGAGCGTAGTAATTAACGGAACAACTGGTATCACCAACGATGGGGGCTACACAGGTGACGGTGTAGTCTTTGCTGACACTACCCCTGCGAATACGCTGGTGACGGGCACAAGCGGTAACGTGGGTATTGGGACAAATGGACCAGTAGCCAAAGTTCACGTTGTCTCTACGGGCGCATATAACGGAAGCGCAAACTCCAAAACTGGCCTGCATTTGCAAGCCACCAACATTACTGGCGGGTTTGCTGCGTCACGTATTCAGTGGAGTTTTGATCCAGCATTTCCCAAGGCATATATTGAAGGTGGTACTTACGGTATTGACTACCTTGCGTTTAGCGGCGATGGTTCGTCTGAAGATGCCCGTATCGACTCCAGCGGTAACTTGCTGGTGGGGCTTACGTCCGCTCAATCTGGCATTGCCGCTGACCCCATTGGTATTTCTCTGTACGGAAACGGGTCTGCGACATCCCAAGGTGTTGGCATTTTTACCAGAAACAGCGGTAACGGTGTTTTATATGTCAACGCTAAAGTGTCTGCTGCTAGTTTAATTAATTTCTATTGCAACAACACGACTGTTGGAGTTATTTCGTCCAACGGCAGTACAACAACGTATGGCACAAGCTCAGATTACCGCCTAAAGGAAAACGTGCAACCAATGGCTGGCGCTTTAGCCCGTGTTGCTGCGCTCAAGCCTGTGACTTACACGTGGAAAAACACTGGAGCGTATGACGAGGGCTTTATCGCGCACGAGCTTCAAGAGGTTTGCCCATCAGCAGTAAGTGGCAAAAAGGATGCAGTCAACGAAGACGGCTCAATCAAGCCTCAAAGCATCGACACCAGTTTCTTGGTCGCCACACTGACCGCCGCCATCCAAGAACAACAAGCCATCATTACCGCTTTGACCGCCCGAGTTGAAGCACTGGACGCTCGATTAATCTCGCTGGAAGGAACACAACCATGAGCAAAGTAGCCCTCTCTGGTAACGCCCTCGGAACAGGCACGTTCACGATTGCCAGCCCGAACGGAAACACCGACCGCACCGTCAACCTGCCAGACTCCAACGGTACGATCCTGACCACTGCAACAGCGGGTGTGCCTGTGAACGGCCCTGCGTTTAGTGCTTACAACAGCACAAGCCAATCCGTGTCTTCGGCTACGTTTACGAAAGTTACGCTTCAGTCGGAATACTTTGACACTGCTGGCGAATTTAGTACGGCAACATCCCGGTTCACACCGACTGTTGCCGGGTACTACCAATTTTCGGGGGTGGTAAACGTAAGTACTTCCACATCTCCAACTCGCATGATTGCGTCTTTATATAAAAACGGGGCTGAATTTTTGCGTGGCGGGGATGGGTCAGTACCTTCCGGCGGAGGCGCAATCTCATGTAATGGGCTTTTATATCTTAACGGCTCGACCGATTATGTTGAACTTTACGGGTGGGTTGCAGCATCCGGCGCATCGTTTGCGGGTGGGGCGGTGACGGGTTGTAGTCTTACGGCCTTCCTTGCACGGAGCGCAACATGACACGATGGCACTTTGACAACTGTAAGGACAGAAATGAAAACGCTGTATAAAAAAATAATGGCTCTTTATCCTAGCCTTACGCAACAGGATTTTTGCACCGTCATCCGCTTGCAGAACGACTCCGACGGTAAAGGCGACTACATCGCCGCATGGGATCACCCCACACTGGCACGGCCAACTGATGAACAACTGGAGGCCTTGTAATGGCTGGCAATATTGTAATTTCACAAATCAACGGCGGTGCTATCGGCGTAAAGAACGTCATCATCAACGGCAACTTTCAGATCAACCAACGTGGTGTATCTGGCACTGTTACCTTGGCTGCTGGTGCTTA